CTAAAGATATGCATTTCTTTTTTATAAAAAGAATACAAGATGTTGGAGATTACACAAATGCAACTGATGTGCCATTTAGGTTTGTACCTTGCATGGTATCAGGACTTGCATATTATCTATCACAAAAATATCAACCACAGCTTTTGCAAGCTACAAAATTAGCCTACGAGGATGAGTTGGCAAGAGCATTAGCAGAGGACGGATCAGCTTCAAGCACACACATCACGCCTAAAGCTTATTATCCAGGAACATAATGGCAAAGTACGCAACAGGTAAATACGCAAGAGCAATATCAGATAGATCTGGTATGGAGTTTCCTTATAGAGAAATGGTTAGGGAATGGAATGGTGCTTTTGTGCATGTGTCTGAATTTGAACCAAAGCAACCACAATTAGAACCAAAACCCATGAATGGTGATGCAATATCATTACGTAATGTTAGACCAGATCGAACAGAAACTGCTGTCCCTAATTTATTACCATTAAATGCATTTACAACAACAAATGGTTCTACAACAATATCTGTTAATGAACCAAATCACGGTAGATCAACAGGGGATACAGTGTGTTTTAGAGATGCTAGTGTTGTTGGAGGAGTGGCCGCAGCCACCATAAATTTAGCTGCGGGATATACAATAACCAAAACAAACGACGATAATTATACCTTTGCAACAGGCACAACATCTAGTATAACTGAAACAGGAGGAGGCGGTTCTGCATCAGCAGGACCTGTAACGGTAACGGCATGATACAACGTATTAAAAATTTTATTTGTAGTTTATTTGGAATAAAACAATGTGCATGTCCAGAAGAAGATGAGCATATAGAGTATTACACTAAAGTTCCAGAACCAGAAATTCCTGTTCATAAAGAGGAGAGCACATTACATTGTTCTGGTCACACAAGATTTAGAAAAACATGTCCAAGATGTTTAGAAATTGTAGGAGTTAAATAATGGCTGGATTAAGTTTTTCAGGTTTAGTTACACAAATTAGAAATTATACAGAAACAGATTCTAATGTTTTAACAGATTCTATTCTAGAAAACATTATTTTAAATTCTCAATATAGAATAATGAGAGACATTCCTATTGATGCAGATAGAAGACAACAAATAGGTAATTTAGTTACTGGACAAGAATCAATAAACGCCCCAGCTGGTTGTTTATTTATTAGAGGTATACAAGTTTATGATTCAACATCAGCCACAACTGGTGCTAATGTTTGGTTAGAAAAAAAAGATATTACATATTTACAAGAGTATGTTTCATCCACAGAATCTGCTAAAAGAGGTCAACCTAAATACTACGCTATGTTTGGTAACGCTACAGGAGACGGTGATACAAATTCTGGAAGAATGATGTTTGCTCCTGTTCCTGATACAACATATAAATTTAGAGTGCATTTTAACAAAATGCCGGCTACTTTGGCTTCAGATAACGTTACTAATTATATTAGTTTAAATTTCCCAAATGGCCTATTATACTGCTGTCTATCAGAAACATATGGATTTTTAAAAGGTCCGATTGATATGTTGACTTTATACGAAAATAAATATAAACAAGAGGTACAGAAGTTTGCTAATGAGCAAGTCGGTAGAAGACGAAGAGATGACTACACAGACGGGGCAGTTAGAATACCGATTACCTCAGCAAACCCATAGGAGATAAAATATGGCAATAACATCGGCAATTTGTACGAGTTTTAAACAAGAGCTTTTAGTTGGTACACACAACTTTACAGCCACAACTGGAAACACTTTTAAAATAGCTTTATACACAAGCTCTGCAACTTTAGGAGCTTCAACAACAGCTTTTTCATCATCAAACGAAATTACAAATTCATCAGGAACTGCATATACTTCTGGTGGTGCAACGCTTACAAGCGTGACACCTACTACGTCTGGAACCACAGCTTTTTGTGATTTTGCAGATGTAAATTTTACAGACGCATCTTTCACTGCTAACGGTGCATTAATTTATAATTCATCACAATCAAATAAAGCGTGTGCAGTCATTGCTTTTGGTGGTGATAAAACTGTATCAAGCGGAACTTTTACAATTCAATTTCCAACAGCAGACGCAACAAACGCAATCATAAGATTAGCATAAGGAGGAAGTCCTTATGGCCAATACTTGGAACCAATCAGGCACAACCTGGAACACGGGCCGTTGGGGTTACACCGATGCTTTAACTAGTGGTTGGGGAGTTGAGGCATGGGACACCGGTGGTTCATGGGGACAAGTAAACGATGAAATAGTTTTTCCAACTGGTTTAAGTTTTACGGCGTCTCTTGGAACAGCTGTAGCATCAGCTCAACAAGGTTGGGGTAGAGATTCATGGGGTCAAGAACCTTGGGGAGAAAGTTATGACCCTGTGGTTAAACCAAGTGGTTTAGAAATTACTTCTTCAATTGGTTCTAGTTCAGTATCAACTGAAATAAATGCAGGTTGGGGTAGAGATGGTTGGGGAGAAGAAAATTATGGTCAATCTGCCATAACTTTTGAATTAACTGCTCCTGATGCAATAACATCTAACGTATCTGCAAATGCTTGGAATGAAGCTTCTTGGGGAGAAGGCCAAGGTTGGGGAATATTTTCATTATCGGTAGCAGACGTGATGGGCCTTACAGGTGTTTCTACAACTGTTGATGTAGGAAAAATATTTCCTCCAGAACAAGTTCAAGGTTTAAGTATAACTTCATCTGTTGGATTATTACAAATTGGAGAAGCTACAATTGGTTTAACAGGTCAATCTACAACAGCCTCTGTTGGGTCTATAACACCAGCGGATGTCGTTGGAATAACAGGTGTTTCTGCAACAGCCTCTGTTGATGATGTAGTAGTTGGTAAACAAGAACTTATTTCAATAACAGGTATTTCTGCAACTGTATCTGTTGGTAATATAGACCCTATTCCATTAGTGGTAGGACTAACAGGTCAAACTATAACACCTTCTATTGGTTCAATAACATTATCGGCTAATACAGTAGGGTTAACAGGTCAAGAAATAACATCTTCTGTAGCTGCTTTTGGAACTGCTTCGGGCTTTGGAATTCAAGCATATTCTAACGTTGACACAGGTTCAAATTCTTCGTATACAGATGTTGCAACTGGATCAAATACAAGTTATAGTGACGCTGCATAGGAGATAAAAAATGGCATCAACATATACGGGACTAGGAGTCGAACTTCAAGCAACTGGTGAAAACGCCGGAACATGGGGTACGAAGACTAATACAAACTTACAAATTTTAGAACAAATTTCAGGTGGTTTTACACAACAAGCATTAACGAGTGGAGGCACAGTAACTTTAACTGCTTCCGATGGATCAACTGGTGCAACTCTTGCACACAGAATGATAGAATTTACAGGTACGATTTCAGACAATGCTGTGGTTACAATACCATTAGATGTTCAAACTTTTTATATTTTAAGAAACTCATCATCAGGTGCTTACACAGTACAATTTAAATATGCATCTGGATCTGGAGATTCATTTACTTTCACAGCTACAAATAAAGGTGATCAAATTGTTTTTGCTTCTGCAAACGATGGAACAAACCCAGATATTATAACTGTTGCTACAGGTATTGCTAGTGTTGAAGCAGATACTTCACCACAATTAGGTGGTAATTTAGATGTTCAAGCTAGAGAAATAAATACAAGTACAACAAATGGTAACGTAATATTAGGTCCAAATGGCACAGGACTTATTGAAATTAAAGGTGCAACAAATCCAGGTTCGATTCAACTTAATTGTGAATCTAACAGCCACGGGATTAAATTACAATCACCCCCACATAGTGCGTCTCAGTCGTACACAATTATTTACCCAACTGGAAACGTAACAGCTGGGACATTTTTAAAGGTAGACAGTATCACTGGTTCAGGAACAACAGCTGTTGGTCAATTAACCTTTGATTCTTCTCCAATTAACACAGGAAAAGCTATTGCAATGGCTTTAATTTTCGGTTAAAAATAGGAAAGGAAATAAAATATGGCAAATCCAAATCTAGTAAATGTAGCAACAATTAACGCTGGTAACTTAGGCTTTAATTTATCTAACACATTAACTACAACTTTATTAACTGTTGCATCTGATGTAGTTCTAAAAATTAATAGAATTACTTGTGCAAACGTTGATGGCAGCAGCTCAGCAGATCTTGATTTATTCATTGATGGTATGGGTAACGGTGCAACAGGTATTACAGCTACTGGTAGTTCAACTGTATACTTAGCAAAAACTGTGGCTGTTCCAGCTGACTCAACTTTAGTTGTTGTTGATTCTCCAATCTATTTAATGGAGGCAGATGTTTTAAAAGGCGGAGCTAGTGCTTCAGGTGATCTAGACTTAATTATATCTTACGAAGTACTGAACGACGCGTAGGAGGGTAAAAGCTTATGGCTCATTTTGCTCACCTCGATGCTAACAATGTCGTGAAACACGTATCCGTGGTTTCTAATGATATAGAAACTTCTGATGGACCATTAGGTGAAAATGACATGCACGTTGATGGCGAGACTTGGTGTAAAAATTTTCACGAAGGTCAAAAGTGGACTATAGATAACGGAGTTGTCTCTTGGAAACAAACTTCATATAATGGTAATTTTAGAAAAAGGTACGCCACAATAGGCGGAACTTATGATCCAGTTAGAGATGAGTTTGTTGGAATTAAACCATATGATAGTTGGGTATTAAATGACACAAATGATTGGGTATCTCCGTTAGCAAACAATCCAACAGAAAGACCGGCTGATGGATGGATGACAATATTTTTTTGGGAAGATGATAATCAAAGATGGCGCTGTACAAAAGAAGTTGATGATGGTAGCATAGCTTACTGGAATTCAGATACACAACAATGGGATATACAATAATATGTCAACAACAGTTACAACATTAAATTATTTAACAAGCACTCAAGCTGGTAATCAATTAAGAGATAATGGTGGTTACACAGCTTTATCATACACACCTAGCGCAGCGGTTTCCGAAGCTTTTACATCTTTTACTTCTGACGGAACTTTTGCACCTCAAGGAGGTAGTTCTGATTTAACAATCATATCAGTTGCTGGCGGCGGAGGTGGCGGAGCTGGAAATGGATGTGGGGGCGGAGCTGGAGGAGTAAGAACAGCAACAAATATTTCAAATCCCGGTTCACCAGTTAGTGTTACAATTGGAGCTGGTGGATCAGCAGGCACACCATCGGATTCTGATGGCGGATCAGGTGGAAATACTTTTATAGGACCATCCCCTAGTCCATTATTTATATGTCATGGAGGTGGTGGCGGACCTGCAGCGCAAAACGAAGCAGGAATTTCTGGTGGATCTGGATCAGGTGGTAATCAACACGCTGGAGGATCAGGTAATACACCTTCTTTTTCTCCACCTCAAGGTAATCCAGGAGGATCACAACAATGGCCAATGTCAGCTAATCCAGCAAAAAGTGGTGCTGGTGGTGGTGGATCTGGTTCTGGACAACCAGGCCCAGGTGGAAGAGCTGGCGGAGCTGGTTTAGATACGACACCTGTAATTCCTTCACCTAATGGTGGTGGAACTTTTGGCGGCGGAGGAGCTGGCGGAGCATATTTTAATCCACCTGCATCGGGTGGATCTGGTGGTGGCGGAGACGCTGGCCCAGGACCTTTAAATGCAGATGCAAACACAGGTGGTGGCGGAGCTGGACAAGGTGGTAATAACCCACTTAGTAGAGGTGGAGCTGGAGGTTCTGGTAAAATGGTTGTTAAAGAATCTGCTGAACCTGCAACAAATCAAGGTGGAATTTGGAATCAACAAGCACATTATTTATACGTTCTTACTGGCAAATTTTAAGTGATTTTTGAGAAAGAGGATATATTACCCAAAGGTGATGTTGAAAATATAGAAAGAATTGTAAAAGATTATAACTTTCCTTGGTTCTATAGACCTTCTACTTTAAATAATTTTCCTTATAATTCTCATGCTTTACTAGATCCAAGTCTTGGTAAAAACTCTCCACATTATGATTATTTTAAAAAAATTTTTGATAGGTTGTGTGAGAGATCTAATATTAAAGTAAATAAAATTTTAAGAATGAATATTAACATGAGTTTTTATTACACAGCTAAACATGCTGACTTACATGTAGACCATGATTTTCCTCACCAAGTAATGATACTTTATTTAAATAATGCGTCTGGAAACACTTTAATATTTAATGAAACTTTTAAGGAAAAGAAACAAACTCAAATAGACTATGAACGCAATTGGTATAAAATTCAAAAAGAACACACTCTTAAACACACAATAACTCCTAAGAAAAATAAGGTTGTTTTTTTTGATGGAATGAATTATCATGCTCAAGAATTTTGTAAGCCAAATGAAGAAAGAATAATTTTTATATGCACTTTCCAATAACTATTATAGATAATTTTTTTGATGAACCAGATAGAATTGTAACATTTGCAAATTCTTTACAATACTACTCAAGACAAAAAGGAGATTATTGGTATGGTTTAAGAAGTAAACCCTTACATGAAGTTGATAAAGGTTATTTTGAATGGTCTAGTCAAAAAATATTACGTGCTTTTTATAAGGATGAAACACGTCATGTTTGTAATACTTGTTTTCAAAAAACACCTGGAATAAAAAATATATCTAATGAAGGATGGATACATACAGATAAATGTTTAATGGCTGCAATCATATATTTAGATAAGGATAATATTTCTGGAACAAACTTTTATAAATCTAAAACTTTTGGTAAAGAAAAGTTTATTAGTTCTGAAATACATAATAAAGATAATTTTACAGAGGAAGAGTTTGAAAAAGCAAGAAATCAAAACAACATACATTTTAAAAAAACTGTAGAGGTTGAGGGATTATACAATAGGGCAGTAATATATGATGCTAAAATATACCATGGTGCAAATTTGCATCCAATAAACACTGAAAGATTAACACAAGTTTTCTTTTTTTATAGTGTAGAAAAAGATTGGTTTCCTATAATTTCAATAAGAAAGTTTGAAGAATGAATTTAGAAAATTATTATTGGTGGTTTGATTCTGTAATTCCTCATAGAATGTGTGATGAAATAATTAAATATGGTTTATCTTTTAAACAACAATTAGCAGTTACAGGAGATTTTCAAAATAAAAAAGAATTAACAGAAGAAGATAAAGAAAAATTAAAAGTTCAAAGAGATTCTTATGTAAATTTTTTACATGATACTTGGATATATAATGAAATAAATCCTTTTATACACACAGCTAATCAAAGTGCCGGTTGGAATTTTCAATGGAGTGCTTCAGAAGCATGTCAATTTACAAAGTACGCTTTAAATCAACACTATGATTGGCATTGTGATGCTTTTGGTAAACCCTATACTGAGCCACCTTGGAGAAAAGGTTTAATTAGAAAACTATCTGCGATAGTTGCATTATCTGATTCTTCTGAATATGAAGGGGGTGAATTAGAATTTGATTTTAAAAACAAATCTAAAAAAGAAATTGTTGTGTGCGATCAAATTAAAAAAAAGGGTTCTGTTGTAGTTTTTCCATCTTTTGTTTGGCATAAGGTTAAACCTGTTACTAAAGGTTTAAGATACAGTTTAGTAGCTTGGAATTTAGGTAATCCGTATGTTTAATAAAGTGTACGCATTAGGGTTTCCTATTTATAGGTTTTATTATGATAAAAATAAAATAGATAAGGTTTACCAAGAATTATTAAAACTTGAATATAATGAAAATCCTAGTAATATGATGTGGTCAGGAATGAAAGAAGATGGAACAGGAATAAATTTACATTCGTTACCACAGTTTAAAGAAATTTTTTTGTGGTTTCACGACTGTTTAAAAGAAGTTAAAAAAGATATGAAATTAACTTGTGATGAATTAAAGATAGTAAGTTCTTGGGCTAACTTAAATAAAACAAATCAATCTTTTCATTTACATCAACACCCTAATTCTTTTATGAGTTCAAACTATTATGCCTCTGGCATATCAAATGACAAAACTGTTTGGTGTATGGATAATCCTTATTTTAAAAACTCTAATCTTCAACCTATGTCTAGCGACGATGTAGATAATGGAGGTTTATTATTAAAACATGTAGAAGATACTGAACCTGGTAAGTATGTGGTTTTTCCTCCATCTATAATGCATTATGCTACAGAGAACACGGATCAAGAACCAAGAATTACCATAGCTGCAAACATATATCCTAATGGCACTATATCTTGTGGTGGTGTGTCTAAGTTAAAAATAAAGGTGGTAGATTAATGTCTTTTAAAGAAAAAAAATATACAATTAAAAAAGGAGCTATCTCAAAAGAGATGGCTAGATTTTTATATGAATATGTTTCATTAAAAAGAAAGGTAGCTAGAACTATGTTTGATGTTAATTATTTGTCTCCTTACACAGAGTATTTTGGAGTTTGGAATGATCAACAAGTTCCTGAAACATATTCACATTATTCAGATATAGTTATGGAAACTTTATTAGAAGATTTAAGATCACTAATGGAAAAAGAAACTGGTCTGGTTTTATTACCAACTTATTCTTATTTTAGAATATACAAAAAAGGAGATATTTTAAAAAGACACAAAGATAGAGCAGCTTGTAGTGTATCGACTACAATGAATTTAGGTGGAGATTCATGGCCAATATTTATTAACCCAAATCAAAATGAGGGGTATACTGAAGGACCACACAGAGGAGTTCATAAAATTCAAGACTATGTTCCATCTAACAGCCCTGGAGTGAAAGTAGAATTAGAACCTGGTGACATGTTAATTTATTCTGGATGTGATTTAGAACATTGGAGAGAACCCTTTGAGGGAGATAATAATGCTCAAGTATTTTTACACTATAATAATAAAAGTGAACCAAATGCTAGAGCTGAAAAATTTGATAGAAGAATTCATTTGGGCTTACCTGCATGGTTTAAAGGGAAAATCGTGCAAGATTTTAAGTAGATTTTTTAATGATATTCCAGTAAAGTAAAGTAAACTAGGAATAATATGCTTCAAAAGATAGGATTTCAGCCCGGTATTAACAAACAAATTACACCTACAGGTGCCGAAGGGCAGTGGGTAGATTGTGATAATGTTAGATTTAGATATGGATCACCAGAAAAAATAGGTGGTTGGAATCAACTAGGCACATTAAATGAAAATGAATTAACAGGTGCAGGCCGTGGTCTTCATCATTTTGTTAATAGTTTAGGTAGAAGATACGCAATTATTGGAACCAACAGAATTTTGTATGCTTTTTCTGGAGGTGTATTTTATGACATACACCCAATTAAAACTACGACAACGCTTACAAGTGCATTTACTACGACTAATGGATCACCAACTGTTACAATAACTTTCGCATCTGGTCATGGTATAAATCCACAAGATATTATTTTATTAGATAATTTTACATCAATTACAGGATCTAATTTTAGTGCATCAGATTTTGATGATAAAAAATTTATGGTAACTTCTGTTCCTACAACAGAAACAATAACAATTACCATGCCATCAAATGAAACAGGATCTGGTGCAACCACATCTGGTGGTATTAGAGTTCAACATTATTTTCCTGTTGGATCTGCTGTTCAAGAAAAAGGATTTGGTTGGGGTCTTGGATCTTGGGGTGGAGAAGCTTCTAACCCAGTTACAACAACTTTAAATGGAGCATTATTAGATGACACAGCGGGGACAGGTGGATCTGGAACTTCTATTGTTTTAGCAGACGCTACACAGTTTCCAAGTTCAGGAACTAATTTTATTCAAGTTGGAAATGAAGAAATATCTTATACTGGTGTTACAGGCGGCACTACATTAACAGGTATTACAAGAGCTGTTAGGAACTCAACAAGATCATCACACAGTAGTGGGGCTACAGTTAAAAATAGCACTGACTATGTTGCTTGGGGTGAAGCAGCATCAGGTGACTTAGTATTAGAACCTGGTATGTGGTCAATAGATAATTTTGGTGATAAAGCAATTTGTTTAATTCATGATGCTGAAGTATTTGAGTGGGATTCTAGTTTATCAAATGCAACAGAAACAAGATGCACAATTATAACAGGAGCACCAACTGCATCAAGACATATGGTTGTATCAACACCGGATCGTCACTTAGTATTTTTTGGAACAGAAACAACTATTGGAAACCCAGCTACACAAGATGATATGTTTATTAGGTTTTCAGACCAAGAAGATATAAACACATACACACCTACAGCAACTAATACAGCTGGTACACAAAGACTGGCTGATGGATCACAAATTAGAGGTGCTATTAGAGGTAGAGATGCATTGTATGTTTGGACTGATACAGCGTTGTTTACACAACGTTTTGTTGGTCAACCGTTTACATTTGCCTTTTCACAAGTTGGAACCAACTGTGGACTTGCAGGGCAGAATGCATGTGTA